GCCCCTCCTTGTGCAGTCGCAGGCCACGTCGAGCAGCCGCCGCCATGCCTCCTGTGGGGCGAAGATCAACCGCCATTGGTCGCATCCTCCTGAGCCGGAACACCGGCATTCCGCTGCGCCATCTCCGTCTGCATCTGGACCTGCATCGACTGCATGAAGTTCTGCCGCATCACGACAGCCTTCATCTCTTCGACGGTCACGCCATAGTCGGTCGCCAACTGCGTGATGTGATCAGTCCAGTCCACGCCATCCTCGGCACACACAGACGACGGAGAGGCGATGCCAGTCGAGAGGTTGATCTTTCGTGCCTGGGCCTGTGAGACTACGTCAGCCACTGGATACTGAGGCCAGTCCCATGTGTGCGACGGCACACTCCCATCGCCACGGAAGCCATAGACCAGCCGAGCACGCTCAAAGAATCGCTCGAACAGCGGGTCCAGAACTGTGTCCTGGCAGTCCTCGCGCTCACGATCCAGCTTGAGAAAGTAGGTGCCGTGGTCCAGTTTGCCCGAGGCGAAGTTGTAGCCCGAGGAGTCGCACATCGCGATGTTCGCAGGAATGGCAAGCGGTCGTGCCTGCTCCTGCACCAGGTTGCGGTGAAACGCCTCGTACGATGCAGTCGGCTGCTCGGCCTTCATCTGCTTGACATCCCAGCCCATCGGCAGGGCGGTCATCAACCGCTTGTCAATCGGCACTGAGGTCAGCGGCTGGACGGGGTCCGCACCATCCGGCGTCATGTTTGTCGTGATGATGGCAGCGTAGTCCGCCGCCACTTCAGCCGCTGCCAAGGTGGCCTCTCGCCACCGCCGAGCAGCACCGCCAGTGTTCAGCGTCGAGCGGAATTCCGGCACGCCTCGATGCTGGCCCGGACGACGGAGGGTGAACCAGTGGACGATGTATTTTGAGGCAATCCGAATCGGCTCGAGTGCCATCCACGAAAAGCTGCCGCCTGGATGGTAAGGAAGAATGTCGTAGTAGATAGGGTTCCCGAACTCATCGAACCGAATGCCATCGATGTAGCCCTCACGGTAAGGGGGAATCGTCGGACTGTGGCACATCTCGGTCTCGATCAGCATCACATCGAGATCGACCTGATCCTTAATGCGAGAGTTGTTCCGAATGATCCCGAACGACTCGCCATCCTGCACGCGGGCATGGGCCATGCACCACAGCTTCCGCCGCAACTGCACTGCCCGAGACCACGAACGCCACTTGTCTTCCACGAGGGAATTGAACGCAGGGCTCTGTGACTGCATCCGCAGAGTCGGGCCTGTTCCAACGAGGAAGTCGGCATGCGTCTGGAGCATGCCATCCGTGTACCCGTTGTTCGCAGCCTCGTACCGAGCCCGCTTGACCAGCGTCCGCCGAACCTGAGTCGAATGAGCGGAGTCAGCGTCAAGCGCATCCGCATTCACCCAGTAGTTGTCCATGTCCACCGACGAACGGGCAGCGTCGAACGTGGCGCGAATCTCACGCCTTGGCTTCTGCATTGCCGCTGCCAGATCGGCCCGAGCCTTAACTCGAGAGGCAATCGGCTGGCCCTTCGCGTCAAGGATCATCCACACCCCGGGGGCTGAATCTTCTGGAACCGCAGCCCAAACCCGGCCACCTTGTTCGCCTGGGCGACCTGAGTCGCTTCGTGCGCCCGCAGCTTGAGCAGTTCATCGACAGGCCGCTGCTCAGCCGAACGACCATCCACAGCCATCTTTAGTGGCTCGCTGGCCGCATTGCTCAGGGCATCATCGACAGCATCTAGGCGTTCGCTCATGACGCCATTACCACACAGCATCACGCGATGGTCAATTCCAGGAACGAGCAAATCGGCGAAACACTGTAAAATTGTTCCACTAATGGAATTCGGCTAGTTCAGATGCACCTTCCCGGACTTCGCATCCTCAATTCTGGCCTGCAATGCCTGGCACATGGCATGACTCTCAAGGGCATCTTGGATCACCGCCGAGTAGATCATGTACGCCTCCTGAAATGTACTCAACAGCGCAGGGGGCATCGCGTGCAGCACCAACACCGTCCCATCAGCGAGATCGATGTTTGTCTTGCCGCATGCCAGATCGTGCAGAAACCTAGACACCGAAAAGTCAGGATCCGGCACCGGCTACACGCTCATATGTCAGCATTGGGAAACCGCAAGCACGGCAGAGCCTTCTGCGCATGATTGAATTTTCCTTGGGGCGAGTGTAATCCACGCGAAAATTGCCACAGCCACACCTCCGACAACGAAGGCCCGACATATCCCCGTCCGAATCGCTGGCAGCCTGCATTTCGGACAGTGCTGGACGCTCCTCGGGCTGGTTTGGGACGACTGGAATCGCCTCCTTGGGGATTTCATCCTCGAGATTCTCCGGTCGAGAACTGCGATACTGTTCGCGATGCTTGCGACTCACTGCGGCTTCTTCTTTCTGGCTAGTTGACCGAGAGATGGGCGATCTCCATTCGATTTTCCGATAGGTCGCACTTCACCCAACATGCAACCATCGATTGACGCCGCAACAGCCGATCCGACCAAGCAGTCTAGCCAGTGGTTATCCGGCCTGCCCTGCTTCAGTCGCCACTCATCCACAGTTCGGCCCTTCGCCTCAACCCGAATGCACTCCTCGGCCAGCAAATGGTCCGAGAGCATCTGGTGAACCTGGGGACGATTGCCGAACAGCGTCAGATTTGACCGCGCGCCGAGGTCCACCTGCAACCGCCGATGCACGAAAGTCTTCCACCAGTTCGAGTCGAATACGCAATACCGCTGCCGACCCTCCTGGCGGGTCCCAATTCGCCACATCAGGCCAGCACGCTCACCAGCCCGTCGCTCGTACTCCCAGAATGGCTTGTTGGTCGCACCCACATAGCGACCATGCGACGGATACAGCACGTTCGCCCACTGCGACTCCCGCACAACCTGATGAACGACGTTCGTCTGATAGCCCGCATCGACCAGCATTCTCGAGATTCGCATGCCGCCCGTACCATCTCGGGGCCACTCCCGTCCGTGCAGATCGGCCAGCAACACGTTCAGGGCGTCATACAACTGCGACTCAAGTGACCTGTCGCCAAGAACCGACTGAATCGTCTTCGTAGCACCAGATAACGTGAAGTAGTTCCGCCCCTGATCCGGCCACGAACCGCAGTCTACGACCGCGCCCGTGAAGTCGTCCGACCATGCACAGACAGTCCAGAACAGCATGCTCTGCTGCACGTCGATAAATCCAGTCAGGTGAGTCGCCCACAGAGGAACGACACCTCGATCCACCTTGTTGACCCGGGCACAGATCTCGTCGGACGACTGCAAATCGCTGTCATCGGGCCGCTCATCGACAGGCTCATTCTGGTACTCAGCGAAGAACGCGCTCTCATCCCTGAATCGAAGGTTCATCGCGTGTTGAATCGCGCTGAGTTCGTCGGGATTGTGTCGCTGCTCCCAAGCACACACAGCCCCCTCGTCCATGGCCTCGCGATTGGCAGCGTAGAACTCAGTCGCACTTCTGCCACGGTCGCCCGCAGCCATCCCCTCGGCACGGATCAGCCGGTATTCATCCCATAGCTTCTCATTCCTGGGGAACGAATACACCAGTTTGGTCTTGACCCCATTCCAGTCCGGGTGTGTTTTTCGGCTCAGCAGGCTATCGGCGAGGTCTCCACCACGAATTACCGTGCAGGGCATGACCGCCGACACCTTCACGCCGGGACCTGCCATGCCAAGCACATCTCCAGAGACGACCTGCTCGCGAAATCGACATTGTGTCCCCGAGTAGGCAGATTCCCGAGTCTGTGGATCGTCCAGAATGACGAAATTCGGGCGAAGAACCGCACCGTCGTACCGCGTCATCTGCTGGCCACGGATCGCACCAGTGATCCCGGCCACCGAAACCACCGCCCCACGGCAATGTGACTCGAATTCAGCGGGAATGTTGGGGAACCTGACCTGCTGGGCGGTCCACAGCGTATCTGTGCGGATCCCGTTGATGCTTTGCCCCTTGCATCGACGCGGTTCCCCCTCGAGAGCACGCAGGCTGTGGCACGCCTCTGGGAAATCCTCGGCCAAGAGGTCGTTGAATCTGAGCTCGTCCTGGACGGTTCGCAGCAAAGACTTGGCGGCAGGCTCCGAAGCACCGATCAAGCAGACGAATTGGCGGTACCCGTAGAGCATCGCATACAGAGCAGCCCGAACCGACATCGTGGTCTTGCCAGAACCACGGGGCATGGCCATGGCGAACAGCCCGCCCTCAGTAATTGCGATCTGCAACGACTCGATGATCTGTAAGTGATCCTTCGACCACGGCAGAGGAAACGCCTGGGGAAAGTACCCCTTGAGGAACGACGCAAGATCATCCCTCCCACGCGCTCTACGCTCGCGATTAACGCACCCTGGCGGAGGTCCGATGTCACGGGCATCGTCCCGCTTCTCCTGCTCGTAGCGGCGGTGGTAGTCGCTCCTATCGGCCTTGTCTGCCATGCCCTGATTGTCCCCAGTTCCATATGTGTAATGCAACCCAAAATATGTGGGCAGCCCGAACGTTTC